TGCCACCGTTAACTCTGCGCATGTCACGCTATACCCTTATTCTATTGGTGCGCAGGAGCGCGCATAACTGTAAGAACTTACAGTTAGTCATCGCGCCCGCGTCTGTCTGCCCAGCCCATTGACTGGACGTCGAGCGTGTAGGAACCCTGAGCGCGCGCGTGTATCTGGCGACTGCTGTCTGTTCGTACACGTATGGCGCCGGCTTGTCTGTTCGTTTGTCCGCTGTTGACGTTTCGCGACCCGACGTTAGGCAGGACGCCCGACGCGATGGTAATGGCCGCGCTCGTCAGGTCGGTGCGGTACAGCCATACGGCTGCAAGTTCTGTTCCGCTAATGACTGCATGCAAGATGCTTTCAACGCTCGGCGGCACGAAGTCCAGGGTGATCGTGGATTCGGAAGTCGTTACCGCTGTGTCGCTCTCGTCCAGCCCGTTCGTGTTGGGGTCGGTCCACTCGAACGTGTCGCCGGTTTGCAAGAACCCGATAATGTTCGCGCTGCCGTTCGTCCTCACCCAGCCGATACGCCGCTTCTGGTCGTAGTTGGTCGGCATGGTGGGCGACGATGCCGACGTGGAAAAAAGCGCGTCCACAACGCCGGTATCGGAGCGACGGATTAGCCAGATGGCGTACCACGTATTGTTAGCAACGGCCCCGGTGTCTATGCCGCCCGCGTCGTCACCAACGCTCCACGCGGCGTCAATCTGCTTTGTGATGGCCGAGGTAAGGCGCAGGGTCGCCGCGTCGCCGCCGTCTCGGCACATGCCCGCCGCAATATCGATGTCGTGGTCTGAGTCTGTGCCGTTGGACAGCCCCAGTCCGGCGAGGTAGGAGCGGGGCGCGAAGGGGTCTGTGCTGTCGGCTGTGGCTAGGGTTGTGGTTCCTGATACGGTGAGGTCGCCGCTCAGTACCTGATCCTCACTAAACGTGTTCGCCGTCCCCGTACCCGCCGCCGCCAGCGTGGTCAGCATGTCGCCGGTCGAAGCGTCGTCCAGCACAGTCGCCGCTGCCGCCGTGATATTGGGCATAGGCAGCAATTGGAACCGCGTGCCGTCGTATACCACCGTGGCTATGCTGTTGGCCGGTATATCGCCAGCCACCAGTGCGGTTGTTCCCGCCTTCGTCACCGCTTTGGCGCCCACGGAATTAACGTTTAGCGTCACCGCGCCGGTATTCGCACCCGCAGCCACGAATCTAAACGTTTGCCCGGCAGCGTAGGCTGAAATAGCCGGGGAAGCGGCTGCCGTGATGGTGTCTGTACCCGAGACAGAGCCGAGAATGGACAGCGACGAGTCGCGGACTTGGTCGGCCCTGGCGTAGTCGGTGCTTGCCGAGGCCGCGCCAACGCCCGTATGCTTGTAGGTCGCCATTGGCAGATTGGCCGTGATGGTCGTCTGCCCGTCTGCCGCGATGGAGCCTGACAGGGCCGTAGCCATGCCGTCCATTTCGGCGTCCATTTTGGTCGAGTCGATGTTGTTACCGGCGTCGCGTTCGTCGGTCCAGTCGTAGAGCCGCACAAAAGTGCCGGAGCCGTTACGTGCCATATCCGTTTATATCTCGTGTCCTGGCTTACGGCCTCATGGCCATAGCACTGAGCGCCTATGGGTTCACAGGCGGTCTAGTGTTTATCGGTGTGTTTGGGGTCATCCACGTCCTGTATCGCTGGCGCACAGGGCATTGGGCGTGGGACTACTCTTCGTAGAGTTGCGCCGCTGCTGCGCCGCCAGCGCCCGCTGGGAGCGTTTGCCGCCGTCCTGGCCGGTAATTGATGGCCCTGCGCGCCGTGCCGCGCTGAACCTCTGGCTCAATGGCGCGGAACATGCGCTGCATAGTCACCTCGATAACGCGGGCCGTGGGGCCGAATAGCTGCCCCAGTATCGACTGCATGCTGATGGCTGAATTCGAGTGGTTAACGGCACCGTCAACCTTGTTGGTTGCTCTTTGTGCCACGTCTCGGAACTGCCGCAACAGTTGGATCTCGCGCCGGTCGAATAACACGCGCATCAGCGCCGGGTTGTCGCGCATCACGGTATTGATGGCCGTGGCGAAACGGTCGCCGCTAAACTTCGCCACCATCGCCTCGTTCATGTCGTTGGCGTTCTGGTTGCGGAACAGGCGCATGAACGCCTCTTCTTTCAGTTCGCGCCATTCCTCGGAATTCGGCCCCAAGAGTCTGCGCATCTGCCGCAGCGCGCGTGGGGCGCCGTTCTTGGCGCCTAACTTGCTCGCGGTAAACAGCAGGTTCAGCGCCTCTTCTGGCTCACGCAGCAGCGTGCCGCGTTCGTTCCTCGACGGGTCGCGCTCGATGATTTTGGCCAGCAGTTCGTTTTCTTCAAAGTTGCTCGCCATCCGCGCACGCAGTCCGCGCGCATTCCTGAACGCCTCGATGGCCTCGTCATGGCCGCGCACCATCGCCTCGTCCAGAAAATTCGTCATGTAGTTGTCGTATTCGCGCAAAGCGGCTTTGGCGGCGCCTTTTTCGACTGGGTCCATGCTGCGGGCAAGCCCCGCCATTTGTGCGCGCCATTCCTCCAGCGCACGCACCTTCACGGCCTTCACGCCTTCCTGGCTCGTCTGTGTGGCGAGGTCTTGCAACATGCCCGCAACCTTGGGCGCGGTGCGCGGGTTCCACTGACCAGCGAAGGCGCGGCGCATGTGCATTGCCAAGCCTTTGGCGCCTTCTGTCAGAATCGACGTGCTGCCCTCGCGAGCTGCGTTGTATGCGGCGTCTACCTCGGCCTTCGCCTCGTCACGCATGCGGCCTATGCGAGACTGAGCGCGGTCCATGCCTGCGGTCGGCCCTACTCCGGGCGTGCCGGGTTGTCTGCCGCCTACCTGCGCTTGCATGGCGTCCACGTTGGCGCCTAGCGATTGATTCTGGCGGTCGCGGAACGCCGTCATGGTGCCCTGGGCCTGCTCGCCCCTGACGCCTTTCTGTGCCTCGCTCTCGAAGCGCTGGTGGCCCACGTCGCGGGTGATGTCGCCCCTGCTTAGCGGGACAGGCACAGGCAACGATTCGGCCTGCGCAAGAACAGCATCCTCGCCGGGGTTTACAGAGCGATTCGCCGTCTGCGCCCAGCGGTTGACGAACTCCTGCGATACCGTCGCCGGGTCGATGCCCGCCTGTTCAAGTATCTCGGCGCCGCGTTCAGTCACAACGCCATTGCGCACCATGTCCGCGCTCGCCATGAACTTGTCCACGAAACGCGCCAGCACAGGCGCGGCAATTTCACCAACGACGCCCAGCAACCCAAGCAACGCGGCGCGCTGCGGGTCTATGGAGTGCCCGCCTGCAACGTCCTCGGTAGCGCTTGCGCCTGCAAGCCCCAGTCCGGTGCCCAGAGCCTGCCCAGCGAACCCGCCAACCGCACGGCCCGTCTTGCCGCCAACGACGGCCCCCACCGTCTCGTTCACGGCGTTCACGGCCATGTTGCTGACATCTGCCGGAGACATGCCGGGGCGATTCAAATAGCGGCGTTCAAACTTGCCGTTTCCGACAGGCAGTTCAATGTAAGGATTTTGGAACTTGTCGAAGTCAACGCGCGCGTCGGGCAGCAGTCGTTGCGCGGCCTGTGCCATTTTCAGCGGGTTGCCGTGCGCGAGCGCGAGCCGGTCCTGAATCGGGATGGTCTTGCCGCCCGTGATGATATTTTGCTGCAACTCGGGGTAGTCGAATTCACGCGTGGTATCGCCCGAATAGGCGTCAGACGCCTTTTTGATATTGCGCAGTAACCATGCGCCGCTCTCGCCCAGCATGTTCGCCACTGCGCCCGGCTGCTCTCGCGGCGGAGCGGTTTGCGCTTGTGTCTGCTTGTAGCGCTCTAGCACGTCAGGCGGCAAGCCCTGCGACTGCTGGAAGCGTTCAGCCACGCCTGGGGGTAGTTGGCTCATTTGACCTGTACGCCCATCTGCTCGCCATTAGGCCCGGTCCACATTTTCCACTTGATGCCGGTTTTCGGGTCTTTCCAGTCTGTGGCGGTTTCGGGCACGCTGGCCGGCGTAATGCGCGGGCCTTCGCTTTGAGAAGCCTCCAGCGCGGCCGCGTGGCGGGCTTTCCATTCGTCGCCGAACAGGCTGTTCTGCTGGTCGAACTGCGCCAGATTGTCCTGCAAGTCCAGAACCCAGTTTTCATTGCTGCCTTTATTGCGCCGTGCGTCTCGCGCCATTTGCCCGATCTGCTGTGTGCGGTTCGCGAACGCTTCCATCGTCTCAATGATGAGCGCGTTGCCTTTCTCGGTGCGCAGCAATCCAGGCACGGAGTCGAGAAACATGGCCATCTCGCGTTCAGTAATAGAGCCTTTCGTGGCTTCCATCATTGGGCGCACCAACTCCATCGCAAGACTCTGGATCGCCTCGGCGGGGCCGGTTGTGTCGGTCACGCCAATAGACTCAAGGTCGATGCCCATGCCTTTCGCGAATCGCTTGACGCCCTGCACAACGCCCGCGCCCGCGCCGGTCCTAACTTGCGTCATCAGGTTACGCATGCGCGATAGTCCGTGCTTTGTGCGGCCCGCGCGCTGTGCGGCTTTGACGAAATCGCTGTATTGGGTGCCTTCGTCTTTACCGATAGCCTTTTCTCGCTCGGACTCGGCTTTCGGTAGTACGGTCGTCTGGCTTACCTTGGTGCCTTTTCTCTCGGCCTGCGCTTTCAAGTAAGCCGCATAGGCGGGGTCTTGCTGGGCCAGCATCCATTCACGATAACTCGAAGGCGAATCCGGCTGCTTCGCCGGTCCTTCAGCAACCACTTGCCCATTGGGGCCGTAACGAACTTGCCCAGGCCCAAGCGTGAACGGGTCGCCGCCTTTCGCCTTCAGCGACTGCGCCAGCAACGCCTGCGCCACCATGTCCTGCGCTTCGGGCGTTTGCAGCCTGCCGCTGTTCATCGCGGCCAAAAGCCCTTCCATGCCGCCCTGCGACTGTTGCCCGGTGTCGGGGTCTGTCCACGGCTGTACAGCATTGGCGAGGTACGCCATGTCGGTGCCGCGTGCGGCTTGCTGCTTCTGGCGCTGTTGCTCTTGCAGGTTCGCTGTATACGCGCCCAGTGCGCCCTGGCCGACGCGCGCCATCGCGGTGATAGGCGTTTGCGTGGGCGCGGTAGACGTGCCCTGTTGCAGCATCTGCTGAACGATTGGGTTTATCTGGTTCTGCGCTTGCGGGGACGGTGAAATCGCGTTCGCCATCGCTATTTGGTTGACTCGTGCCATGTTAAGCCCTCAAGAACCCGCCGGGCATCATACCGACGCTTAGCAAGCCGCCGCCAATACCGGCCACTGCGCCCATGTTCGCGCGCTGGTTCGCCTGGCTCTGGTTGTATGCGTTCAATTGCCCCTGGTACTGCAAGGCAGTCGGCCCGGTGATGTCCGTACCGGCTACGCCCACTTGCGGCACAGCGCCGAACTGCGGCGCGTTTACCTGTCCGGTACCGAGAATCGCCGCCACTTCGTTCAGCGGCTGCGAACGCTTCAGGGCTTCGTCCTGTATCAGTTGTTGGTAGGCAGCCGATTCAAGCCCGAACAGGCGCGATTGCTCTTGCCCGCCTGCGGTAATCGCCGCAAGGTTCGCGTCGTTCACGGCCCGGTTGTGGCTGTCGAACGCCTTGGCATAGCCCTCGTCGCCTCGCGTGAAGCCCTGGTTTGCCAGTTGCGTCTCAAGCGCGGTGCGGTTCTGCTCTAGCTGCGGCTGCATACGCTGGAATAGCGCTTGCTCTACACGCTGGCGCGTCTCGTCGTTGGCCTCTGGGGCTTGCCCAGGCAATTCAAACGGCGTGGCGAGGCCAGGAGACACTCTATCGAGTATCGTGCCGCCCAGGTCCGTCAGCTTCAGCTCGGTGCCGCGCTGGGAATTGAGCAGCGCCTGTTCTGCCGGGTCCAGCGTCATTCTGCGCTGGTAGGGGGCATCCTCATTGCCAGTGGACGAGTATTCAATCTGCCCGAAGGGCGTGTACTCATTCACCCGGTTAAGGCGCGCCTGCGTTTCCGCTGTCTCTTTGTTCAGCCCCGCCTGCGCTGCCGCCGTCTGGGCTGGATCAGGCGCTGGAGGCGCGCTGCTGCCGCTTTTCTTGCCCATGCTTTTCTCCTATCCACCGGCAATACTCTCGAAGCATGCCGTATGTCAGTGCTGTACGTCCGTCCATTGCTCGCGGGTGAGAGCCTTCGAGCCTGAAGCCCAATCGCTCTACAAACTCGCGGGCGTGCTTGTTCCTGCGTTCAATAACCGCCGTGACTCGTAAGCAGTTCAACTGCCGAAACGGGTAGCCAAAGAACGCGTCCAGATGCGCGCGCGTAATCCAGCGCGGTGAGTCAGCCGCCGCGTACATTTCAATGTCGCAGCCGCGAAAGTTGATATAAACCACGCCGCCAATGAGTTTGCCGTCCTTGACTGCGCCAAGGGCCGCCGGGTTGATGGGCGTGGGCACTTCGAGCCGAGAACATACCCAGTCAGCAACCTGCCTATCATGGCCGAACGCAATCATAGGAAACCGCCCGTTTCATATACCCACTCAGTGGCGAACCATTCCATGGTCAGGTTCTGGGACGCTGATTTGAGGTGCAGCGATGCCGAATAGCCCACGCCGTCCGCCGACTGCCATTCCTTTTGCACTATTGGTGCGGAGCCCCATGTGGACGTGTCCCATGGTGAAGTGTCCCAGGCGGAACCTGTGGCCTCGACATACGTGGGCGTCGATGTCGGTGAGTTGTCGGAAAAGTCCACGTCTACATTGAGCGCGAAGCCCACGGAGCCTGTCGTGCGGATAACGGGCCGCACCATCGTGAAACGCTTTTGCTGACCGCGCGAACCGAGATAGGCGAACGCGGTTTTCGCTTCGCCGTTTATGTCGCTGTCGTCGTCCGCCTCGCCGGTGTCGGCCTTGAAGACTTCAGCCGTGCCGCCGAAGTACAGCTCGTCCTCGAATACTTCCCAGCAAAACCCGTTCTGGCCGGTAAACCGGCACCATGCGGCGGTTGTGGTATTTACAACGTACTGGTGTGTCTTCGAGCCTTCGACTATCGGCACGTTGAAAAGCGCGTAATTGCCATTGGGGTACAGCACGGGCTGCCAGCCGAACTTCGCGCCGTGGTCGCGCACCGCGTCGGTGACAGCGTTGACGATTTTGTCCGAGATGGCCGCGCGCTCGCTTGTCCTGGCTGACGCTATCGCCCGAGAGATAGGCATAAACCCGTCGCGGGTGATAATGACCAGCTCGGCGCCGACCTTGAACATGCAACGCCTGCCCACTGGCTCGCCTATGCGAAACACGCCCACCAGCGCCCAGTCAGACGCCGAACCGGGGTCGGTGCCCTGGTAGATGATGACCTCGCCCTTGGACGTGATGAATACAGCCAAGTCGTCTATGCCGTCGCCTGAGTCGCGCGTCCACGTCCCCATAGCCATGAGGTAACCGCCCAGCGTACACAGCCCGTCTAGCCGGAACTCGGTTATCGTGCCGCTGATGGTTTCTACAGGGAAATACCAGAAGCTCAGCGTGTCTTTTTCAATGAAGAACAGCCGCCGCTTGTGGGCGTTGACGTGTATCAGGTTCGACGCGGTGAGGCCCGACCCGGTGATGGTGGGCGTTGTCCATGTGCCGGAATAGTAACGCGGTGCGTCTGAGCCGTTGACGATATACAGGAAGTTGCCCGCGCTATTGCCGAACATGGTGTGTTGGAAGCGAATCGACGCCAGCGAGGAGAATTCAGCCGCACCCACGGCGCCGGAACTGGTCACGTCGTACACAGCGCTGTTATTCGCCGCGAACAGTGTCGCGCCAGAGCCGGGCGGGGAATACGCCATAAGGCTCTCCACGGCGCCTGTGAGGCCCGTAGCGTGGCTGGCGTAGCCCTTGCGTAGCTTTACGCCCTGCGTCTCGGGGAAGTAGTTGTCGAGCACGACAGCGTCTTCGCGCGGCATGTCCGACAGCGCATCGCGCGCGTTCCAGCCGCCCACAGGCGCGGGCGTGCTGTCGCCGCGTGCTACGGGCATGCGGGCGGGGTTGCGGCGGATTGCTTGTCTCATATGCTATAATGTCCAGCCGCGTTGACGGAGCGTCTCGGAATGGACACCGTGTCGAAAATCCTTGTCACATACGGCCTCGAATTCACCCCGCAAAACTGGCTGGAGGAATACCTCGGCCTGCATGATCTGGACGCGCCAGACCAATCCGTATTGGACGCCGCGCCTGGGATTGTGCCCAGCGACGTGTGCGCGCCTGACGGCCCCACTTCGTACAGCGTGGTGCCGACAACCCGGTACAGCGCCCCGTTATGCGGGAGCATGCCGCGCGACACGCCCGCCGCATTGCCAAATAGCTTCATCCCAGGAAATGCGTGCAGCACGTAGGACGATTTGGCCGCGTGCCCGTCTACAACCTCAGCGTAGAGGTTCTGCGTTAGCTGTGCCGACAGTGGCCGTGACCGGCTTTTCTGCGTGGCGCCTGTGATGTTAATGGGTATCAGCATTTGCTGGCGCTCTAGTCTTTTTGTGAGGCGGCATGGATGTCACTCCGCGTATTCG